AAAAGAAGCCGCGGTGCGCAAAGAACTCGATCAACTTCTGCGCGCGCTGTAAGCGGATAAACCGTCAAATTAGGACAATCGGGTCCCCGATTGTCCCGTTTTATGCGCGGTTATCCCCGGTAATCGGAGCCGTAGAGAACCGCGCATAAAACGGGACAATCGGGTAGCTCTTCCACTTCGGGTAGAACCAAGCGCGTTCGTTGGCCAAAGGCTCCGTCATGTTCGGGACGTAAGCAAATACCCATATCTCTGGGATTGACTTGGTGATCTTCTTGTAACGGTTCGGGTCCTCCGCAATCGGTGGTTGGGGCATTGGCGGAGGCAATGACACTTGCCCGGTCGCCGGGTCAATCATCGGAGGCATTGACGCCATAATTGACGCTTGCTCAAATTCCATCCGTGCCTGCTCAATGCTCGCCTGGTAGTTTGAGATGAAGGCATCCGCTTTCTCTGCGCTCTCTGCCTGTACAATTTCCCCCGTCTTCAAATCCCCGATGAACACATGGGGAACGAATTTCTTGTAATAACGCTCTACCAGATCAACGCATCCCTTCTCGTCATCGTATCCATCCGACGAACTCCCCCGCGTCCCGTAGTCCCGCTTTTGTGTGTGTTTCTCTTCCCCACCGATCTCATAGCCAAGTTTCCCGTTGGAAATTCCTTCGATCTCTTCCTCTTTTTCCGGGTAGAGAGACACCAGGTCATCCTTCGATATATCCCGCGTGACCTTGTAAATATACCGCGCGTCGCTAAAATCGTATTCACGGCTCGCCGGGTCCGGGAACACCTGGCACCCATCAAGTTTCTTCCACATGGGCTTCCCGTTGATAAGGTTGTCCGTGTTGTCCAGGTAAAGTTCAAGGTGGCATTCGCCGCACGTGATACCATCTTTGAACTGCTCGCTCGACTTGTTGGCGTAGTCCGAAACGTCGATTGATTTCTTAAACAGGTAGGAAGCGATTTCGGCCCGTAGCCCGTCCTCCTCACCCTCTGGAAATGCCTTAAAGTCCGTCCGGTTCTGCCGTTCAAGTCCCGTCAATAGGTAGAGGTTCGGGGCAATTTGGTTGTCCGTCGCGGGCTTGATCTTCGCCTTTTCAAGCGTTGTCCGGTCCTCTTCGCTCCACTGCTCGCCAAGTGCGTAAAGGAAATCCTCTTTCTCACGTTTGACCAGCTTAGACTTCGCCTGATAGGCGGCGCGAAAGTCACCATCAACGCGTTGTACTGTCAGCGCGCCTTTCTCAACGGTTTTCGTTTCGGTATCTGTCTTCACTACTTCTTCATACATGAATGGCACCGTTCCCGTTCGGGACAATCAGTTTCGGCTTCCTGGCCTCTTCTTTGGCCTTCTTCGTCATCTCTTCCCGCGCCGCCTGCGATTCTTTGAACAGCACTAAATGGGCCGCGTCTACCGCTTCTTTAAGCGATTTTCGGCCCATAAGAATCGCAATGCGATCCCAAATTGAAAGGCCACCAAGGACAAGTTCCAACGCCCTTTGACGCGATTCCAGGAACTCCCACTGGTTCAAAACAAGCATCTCCCGCTTGGCGTTCCTGGCTTGCATAAATCTGAATTCGGCTTCTCTCATCTGCTCCCCCTATCCAAGGACGGCCACCCCGGATGAAGACTCGCGCCGCGAAAAGCTCCGTTCGTATTTGTCCATGGGCCGCGCCTGTGCCGCCTTGTGACCCATCTCAAGGGCCGTAGCCAATGTCCTAAATGCGTCCGCCCCGTTGGAGGACCAGTCATGATAAGGCTGGTTATTGTATATCTTTCTCTTCTCGTCATACTGTTTCCGGTAGTTCTTAAGAGCGTTCATCCCTTCCCGGCATTTCTCGGAGTCAAACCAGAACCGACTAAACAATGTCCGAACGGCGTCGATCCCGTCATGGATCGGAAGTTTTGGGGCGACGTTGAAATCTATCCCTAGGCCCATGGCCGTATCCCGGCGGCTCTTCCCGTTCGTGAGCTCCCGGACCTCAATATCATGGGGAGCCGTGTGTCGGCCATAAACGTATGGCTTCGTTTTGATTTTCTGGATATAATGGGATAGCCCTTCCCCGCTTCCCTCCATGTAGTCGATGATCCGAATTTCCTGGCCAACGGACTGGGAAAACCAAATAGACATGCGGTCATTAATCCCGAGGTCCCACCATGTATCCACGGTGAGGGACTCTTCATGCGGGACATGCCCCACGCGCCCTTCCCGGTAGGCCCTGGCGATCAACTCCGCGTAGTAGGCCCCGGCAATGGGGACGGTGAAGTCGCATTCATACTCTTGGAGGTAGAGGGCTTCGTTACCGTAAAGCCTCGTAATCTCCGACCGCTCTTGATCGAGGATCGTTTGAGGGATGACTTTCGTCTCAGAGGCCCTGTCAATCCGACAGAACCAGTCTTTCGGGTTTGACTTCGCAAGCTCAAAGATCTGATACCCGTGATTCTCTCCACGCGGCGTGAATACGAAAATGGCCCAGCCACCGTTCTCCGCAAGGATCGGGCGCACAAACCCCCAGGCCGTCGGGTCCTGGAGACTGTATTCGGAGAAGACGACGCCTACCGGATTTGTCCCCACGATCGAATCCACGTTATCGGAACCGATGACCTGGAAGAGAGAACCGTTCTTAAATTTCAATTTCATGTCGGCATCGTTCGGTTTCCCGTCGATCAACTCCGCTGGAAAGTGAGACATGAACTTGTTTCCGTCTTTGTCGATCCCATCCCACAGAATCTTTCGCCCCTGGTTATACGTCGGGAAAATGTAGTAGTAGGTCCCCACCCGTTCAAGCATCTTCTTTGCCACAAGGTTGACGCATGTCTTATCTTTCCCGCTCCGACGGTGGGCAACCCACACAAGGCGATTTACCCCGGCATCAATGGCCTGCAAAATGGGGAGTTGGTACGGGCGCGGCTTGTAATTGTGTGGGACAACTATGCTATTGCTCATATCGGATCACGGAAACGGAGAGAGGCCCGCCGTCCTTGCCTGTCAGTTCGAGAGCCTGCCGGGCGTTAAACTCTCCGTGTGTTTTCCGCTCCAAATACCATTTTGCGTTTTCGGGGTCAGAGAGTGACTGCACGACGGTATTTCTGGCTTTTAAGACGGGCTTTTCTTTGAGAAGGGCCTTCCACTCGGCAAAGTGTGGGTTCCTATTCTGATGGTTGTAAAGGGCATCCATGGAAATATCGGCGTAAAGGCAAGCCTCTTTGTCGGAGCATCCCATACCGAAAGCCTGTTCAAGTTTGGCCAGAACTTCCGGCGTGACCACCGTTGGGCGTCCCATCTTCACTCTGTCTTCTAACCGTTTGCGGGGGGTCATGCTGTGACCAATTCCCTTGCCGTTTCCAATACGGCCTTCTTTCCGGTGAATTCTTCCCACCGCTTAATAATCACATCGCAATAATGAGGTGAAATCTCGATCCCTCTGCATTTTCTGCCGACCTTTTCAGAAGCGATAAAAGCGGTTCCACTCCCGGAGAAAGGCTCATAAGCAATGTCACCGGCCTTACTGTTGTTCAGATAGGCGTTGACGTAAAGTTCCACAGGCTTCATGGTAGGATGCTCTTTGGACGAAGTCGGCTTGTCAATCTCCCAAACAGATGTCCGATGCTGTCCGGCCCCGTAATACTCGTGTTTCTTTCCCCACGTCAAAAGGATAGGCTCGTGCTGGTAGTCATAGTCCAAGCGGCCCATGCTGAATGTCGGGGAGTTCTTTTTCCATATCAAGACGTGACGAACAGGCAACCCGGCCTCTTTCATCATCATCATCATCATCATTCCAAGTTCCCCATTCAGGGGGGCCGTCAAAAAATGGTGGCGGATGTCTTTGCCTTGAACCATGAAGATGACGTCTTCGGCGATGTTGGTGGCGTGGTCGCCGATGCGTTCCATGTTGCGTG